AACCTCGCCGTGCGCTTTCGCGTTATGCTCTGACTTTTCAGAGAAATATCCTTTCAGTAAACTGTCAGTGCCGGATGTTCACCCGTGTCCGGCGCACGCACTCCACTTCACCCGTGGAGAACTCCTTAATTACCAACCCTCAGGAGGGTGAATGTTAAAATCAACTCTTATTGCTAAATGCCTTTATCAAAATCGCATGGTAAGCAGCATTTCAATAGGCGAGTCTGCAGTTAAAAGTATTTTCGAAGAGTACTTTCCCGGGCATGATTTTAATAAATGGAATACCAAATTACCGCCAGCAGTTTCAACGCGTATTCTGAAAGCAACCGAAAGAGCAAGTACAATTCGCGTTAACTATTTCATTAAAGATTTGTGGGATCTTTGATATCCACAGAGCCTAAAGTATGTGCATATGGATGTGCTATTATGCGCCCTCGCAGATTTGCATCATTTTCTAAATTCACTGAACGAAACAGGGCATCAACAAGGCTCTGTACAATGCAAAGGCAATCGAAGACTGTCGCCGTTTCTGTTTTGATTGATGAAAGAACATGGCCATTCACGCAAACAGAAATTACCCGTTTATTAACATCGCTTTCCTGCTTTTGATTATCAGAACCATATAGCCCAGAAAAAGCATTGCGCACATTACGAACCATATTATCGATGGTTTCTTTTTCTGCGGTACTAAGGTCAAGAGTAGCCAGTTGTGAACGAACTATATTCGATGCCATTTCCTGTAATGGCGTTGGTAAATCTTTAAATTCCATTATTAGCCTCGTTGGTTAGCTATTAACGTGGGTATGTAATCATTCTGGCAATGCTTAATGCCGCTGCTTTTTCCAGATTGGTGATATCCTGCTCCAGAGCGGACAGATTTTCAGCCTGCTTAGCCCTGGCTTCATTGGCCCATTTCAGGTCCTGCACCGCCTTAATTTTCTGGTGCATCCACTCATAAAGTTCATCATCGGTATAGTCTGGCGCGATGATGACGGGGTCTCGTTTCTGCATGTCGGCTCCTTGTGGTTAGCGTTGCCTGCTTTTTAACCACGTCAGGCGAGGTGGTATCCTCTGAGGGGTCTGTTACTCGAGAGGAAATTGGTTATGAATACAATCAAGTTTTCTTGCCCAGAATGTGGTGGCTAAGTCTTTGACACATCCTTTAAGCCGCAGGGCTCTGACAGTTTCGCGGGAGCCATCTGCAAAAATTGTGGTCACCTTGTAACTGAAGATGAGTCCTCGCAGTTCGATGACGAAATCGTTGACAATATCTTCGGTGCACTCACCAGAGACTTTCTGAAGTAAAGGCGCATACCGCTTAGTTACCGCTCTGATAACTCTTACCTGTCCGGCAATGGCGCTGATATCAATATAAAGCGCCATCGCTGTTTCTTTGCTGATCCCTGGACGCCTTCCATTCTGATGTTTGACTTCGCCCACTGAGAAATCCTCTGCTTCCCCTTAACGCCGGGTAGCGGAACTGTTTGCTGAGAACACCGTGCGGTGTCTTGATGAGTAGAATTTAGAATAGCCTAAGAGTTATGGTCAAGCTTTTTGTGTAGAAAAACCTAAGCTTCTTGATGTAAAAAACACAAGTATTTGAAAGTTTGTGCTTTTTATTACAGAGAGTTGCGAAAAAAAGGGGGGTTATTTATTTGCGCTTCTTTTGCGAGCTTTGAGTAGTTCTTCAAAAAGTTTGTTGAAATTCTCAACTCGAGCACGCATCTCTGACAACAGAGCCTTTTGCTCTGACTCAGGCAGTGCGTCGAACAGTTGAAGCAACTCTTTTTGATCTTCTGTCAGATTGACTGGCTGATTATCTGGGATCGGTTCGCCTGGTTGCTTATCTTCATCTCCAAAAAGAAGCCAAGTCGGCGAGCACTGAAGCGCCTGGCTCAGTGCGAATAATCTCTTCCCCGCTGGCTGTGTTTCATCTCTTTCCCATTGAGAAATTGTTACGTGAGCCACTTTGACCAGCTTACCTAATGCGGCCTGAGACAGTTTTAATTTTTTTCGCCTGTATAAGAGGCGAGCACCGAAGGTTTCGTTTTTCATATTAGGTAATTCTAATTTTTCTTGACTTAGGTTTCTCTACGATCTAGTTTCCTTAGGAAAATCTAAGGGGTTCGATATGTTGAAAATTGATGCTATAGAGTTTTTTGGCAGCAAAACAAAGCTTGCCAATGTCGCAGGAGTTAGGCTGGCAAGCGTTGCTGCATGGGGAGAACTGGTTCCTGAAGGTCGCGCGATGCGCCTGCAAGAGGCATCCGGCGGGGAACTTCAGTACGACCCCAAAGTTTATGACGAATATCGTAAGGCAAAGCGGGCGGGGCGGTTGAACAATGAAAATCACCACTGAACAGGTTTGTGAGGCTCTGGATACCTGGGTATGCCGACCAGGAATGACACAGGAGCAGGCGACGATATTAATCACGGAAGCATTCTGGGCTCTGAAAGAACGCCCGAACATCGATGTTCAACGCGTCACGTTTAATGATGGCGAGGTTGATCAACGGGCGCTGGGCGTTAACCGGGTGAAGATATTCGAACGCTGGAAAGCTATCGACACCAGAGATAAGCGTGACAAATTCACGGCGCTGATTCCGGCAATTATGGAGGCTATCCGGATCAGCGATTTCAGATTGTATTGTGAAATTACTGACGGAAAAAGCATTACGTACATGATCGCCGGGTTAAACAAAGAATATGGCGATGTGGTGGAGTCCGGGCTGCTTTTTGCGGATCCAGTTGTTGTGGAACGTGAGACTGACGAGCTTATAGAAAAAGCTATTGCTTTCAAGCACGCGTATCGTCAGCAATACCAATATTACTTTGCAGATAAACAAATGTCTGCCAGGGGTTCGTATGAGTATCGATGCACTACGATGGGCTAAAAAGGTGAAAACCGGCAGTTCATCCAGTAAGTCAGTATTGACCTGGCTTGCTGATATGTGCGGTGCCGATTTGTGTGCATACCCGTCTGTATCTGCACTGGCAGAAGTAACGGAACTGAACAAAAAGACTGTGCAGGACAGCTTACGACACCTGATGGAGATTGGGTTAATTGTTGATACCGGTGAGAGAAAAGGCAGAACAAAGCAAATTGTGGTGTACCGACTTATCGGTGTAGAAGAAAGTGTTGCCGAGCCTGAATACACCCAAAAACGGGAGTCTTTAAAGGTGGGTAAAATTGGTGCTGTTAATAAAAACAGTACCGAAAATGGTTATGTTTCAGCACAAAACAGACCCAAAAACAGAACTCTTAGCTGCATGGAAAATAACCAAAGACACCCAAATTTTCCATCAAAGACACCCAAAAACGGATCACGGAACCCAAAGGAACCCAAAGGAACCCAAAGATCTAAACCCCACACATAACGCACGCGAGAGTGCTCCGACCAGTGAGCAGGAAGTTTTGTCGTTACAGGCAGCCCCCCCTGTATTCCTGTATGGCCTGAGCGAACCCATCGGAAAATTCCCGATGAGCGATAGCTGGTATCCGTCACGGGATTTTCGACGACGGGCTGCGTTGTGGGGGATGGCTTTGCCGGAGACAGAATTTACACCTGCTGAACTTGCCGCCTTCCGGGACTACTGGGCAGCGGAGGGGAAAGTGTTTACGCAGATTCAGTGGGAGCAGAAATTCGCCCGTCACGTAAATCACGTCAGGGCGCAGGTTAAACCAGTCAGCAAAGGGGTAAACCATGCAGCAGCACCAGGTGGCACCGCATCACGGGCAGTTCAGGAAATTCGGGCAGCACGTGAGCAGTGGGAACGTGAAAACGGATTTATCAGCGACGGAAACGGCCTGGAAGCTGTGGGAACTCATGGGGGTGGTTTATTCGAACCGCTGGACCCAGAAGAACGGGGCCGCACCTTCGAAGCTCTGGATTGCACAGATTGGCGCGATGACTGAGCAGCAAATCCGGCAGGTCTGCCGCCAGTGCATGGACTGCTGCCGGGCGGGTGAAACATGGCCTCCGGACCTGGCTGAGTTTGTGGCACTGATTTCGAAAAGCGGAGCCAATCCATTCGGTCTGACGGTGGATGCTGTGATGGAGGAGTACTGCCGCTGGCGCAATGAGTCCTGGCGATACGACGGAAGTGATAAGTACCCGTGGTCTCAGCCTGTGCTGTATCACATTTGCCTCGAGATGCGTTCAAAGGGGATTGAGCGCCAGATGACCGAAGGGGAATTAAAACGGCTTGCAGAACGGCAACTGACGAAATGGGCAAAGCATGTTAGTAACGGCCTGAGCGTTCCGCCAGTCCGGCGACAACTGGCGGCCCCCAAACGCCCGTCGGGGCCAACGCCAATTGAGTTGCTGAAACAGGAATATGAACGCCGGAAAGCGGCTGGTTTTGTTTGAGTTGAGAAGTGATTTTTTACCGGGAGGAAATTTATGGAGACTGTTTTTGACGCACTGAAAGCGATGGGAAAAGCCACGTCGGTAGAGCTGGCTGCGCGCCTTGATATCAGTCGTGAAGAAGTACTGAACGAGCTGTGGGAACTGAAAAAGGCTGGCTTCGTTGATAAAAGCGTATACACCTGGCGTGTGGCTGATAACAACGTTCAGCAGGAACAGCCAGCGCCAGAAGAAACCACCACGGCAACAGAAGCGAAAATCTCAGAGTGCGATTTAACCGCGACGATTGAACAACGCGGACCACAAACGGCGGATGAACTGGCTACGCTGTTCGGTACAACATCCCGCAAAGTTGCTTCAACGCTGGCAATGGCAATCAGCAAAGGTCGTCTGATTCGCGTAAACCAGAACGGTAAAATTCGTTACTGCATACCAGGTGATAATTTACCAGCAGAGCCGAAAGTTGAATCGGTAGCGGAAACCGATGGTAAAGCCTTTCCTCAGCCAGCCGGTGTTGCGTTACCGGTACAGAAAGATGCAACACAGGAAGATATTAAAACAGAAACTGTGGCGGACATTGTGCAGTCGCTGCCATCGTTTACTGCAACGCGAGAAGATGATTTGATTTTGCCATCGCTGCATATGGCAAATCGCGAACTGCGTAGGGCGAAGAATCATGTCCAGAAGTGGGAGCGAGTCTGCGCCGCGCTGCGGGAGCTGAACAAGCACCGGGATATGGTTGCCGGGATTTGTCGGAAGTCCGGGCAATGAGCGGATGGTGCAGGCCTGAAATCATGATACTAACAATGAAGGTAAAATGCATCGGCAGTCTGATTGGTCGTAGTGAGGCGGCGGTCAGGATGAAAGCCCGGGTTAAGGGAATAAGCCTGATTCTGCGGGGTGATTTTCACCAGTCAACAAAATATCCGTAGCGCGATAACGGTCAAAAATTATGGCGCTGACACTTTTGTGCCACTGGAGATGACTGTACCTAAGTTCAGGGGAGAAGAACACGTCCGGTGGGATGGTCGGGCCAGATTTAAAGGGCAGGTCATGGCTCCAGCCTGTACGCTGGCAATGGAGGCTGCCTGGCGGGAAATTGATATGGGAACCACGCCACTCAGGGATTTACTGCCGGTCCAGAGAATAAATTCCTGTTACGGTTACACCACTGTGATCTTGCAAGTGCAGGAAAGTAGGTCTACACGGTAACGCGAGTGCGTGTAACTTTTGATGTCATTCCCGTAGAAACACCGGACAAATTTTCGCTGACAGGTCATGCAGAAGGTATAAATCTGCAGATTATGGACAATTACGGATATCCGGCAAGAGCCGGAAAAAGCATGCCGCCTCTAATTCTCAGTGGAAGATGGACTTGATTATACTCATTGCATTGTCAGAAATAGTTATCCATTAAAGGCTGGCTATTCCAAACAGGATGTTGATTACAAAAATGTAATCAACATGTAAGGTTTATACTCTTCAATATGCGTATAATTTTCCTTATTTTGTTGACTTTAAATAACAAGCTATGCACGAGGTAAAGTCGGATAAGTTTATCTGGATGTAATATATATTATTTGTAGTGTTTATAACTTTATTTCATGATAACCAATAAAAGGAGTTTTTTATGAGGAACATAATGGCAGGTTTTTTAATATTCCTGTCTTCTGCTGCTTATGCTGATATCAATCTGTATGGTCCTGGTGGCCCGCATACAGCCTTGCTTGATGCAGCCAAACTTTATGCCGAAAAAACAGGTATTATAGTGAACGTTCATTACGGCCCACAGAACAAATGGAATGAAGATGCCAAAAAAAATGCAGATATCTTGTTTGGCGCATCAGAACAATCTGCTCTGGCTATCATTCGGGACCATAAAGACAGCTTCAGTGAAAAAGATATTCAGCCTCTTTATCTGCGAAAAAGTATTTTACTGGTAAAGAAAGGTAATCCTAAAAATATCCGGAGTATTGACGACCTGACCAGACCTGGGATTGGCGTAATTGTTAATGATGGTGGTGGTACCAGTAATACATCAGGCACTGGCGTCTGGGAAGATATTGCCGGACGTAAAGGGAATATAGAAACTGTCGCCGCAATCCGAAAAAATATTATTTTATATGCGCCCAATAGCGGAACTGCACGTAAGGCTCTTGAGAATCAGCCTGGAGCAGATGTCTGGATAACCTGGGCTGACTGGGCAGCCAGTAATCCAGAAATTGGTGATGTCGTGGAAATAGCGCCAGACTACGTGATATGGCGTGATATGAACATTACAGTACGTCAGGATGCAAATGATGAAACCCGTCGATTTGCAGAATGGCTACAAACCGATGAAGCGGCGCCTGCATTCAAAAAATATGGCTGGACCAGGAAAGGCACTTGACATCCTCGTCCTTCAGGACGTGGATTCTTTTTCCGGATGCCGCGCCAGCGGCATGTAGGGGCAGCTCACAAAACGGAAAAAATTGTACGCTAAGCCTCGCCAGGTGAACTGAATTCATTCCGATATGGGAATTCCCATATCGGGCGAAAACGGTTTGCTGTAACGGCAGAGTTAAGTAGGATTGCTGCGGGTGCTTGAGGCTATCTGCCTCGGGCATGAACACCAACG